CCTATGGCCAGCTGGAATACAACTTTTGAAACTCGGCACATTGTCCGGTTTGAAGAGGGTATGCAGGTTGGTCGTTTGGAAGAAGCTCGCGCTGCTGCTATGAAGGCTAACAGTCCGGCAGAAAAACGCAAGGCTGCTTCAAGCGCTCTTGAAATCATTCGTAACCTGGTCGGCTTCTTTGGTTATAACGAAGGTGCTAATCGTACTTATGGTTTGCTCAATGATCCGAGTTTGCCCGCGTACGCAAATGTGGCAGCTGGAACAGGCGGAACTGAGTGGATGTTTAAAACGTTTCTGGAAATCACAGCTGATATCCGTGAAATGATTTCTGCTCTCCGCGTTCAGTCCCAAGATCGTATTGATCCAAGCAAGACACCTTTGGTCTTGGCCCTTGCAACTTCCGCCCGTGATTATCTCAGCGTGACTTCCGACTTCGGAAATTCAGTTGCTGACTGGTTGCAGAAAACGTATCCAAATGTTCGGGTTGAATCTGTCCCTGAATTTGATGGTGCGAACGGTGGCGATAACGTCATGTATCTTTATGCTGAGTCTGTTGATGATGAATCCACAGATGACAGCCGAACTTTTGTTCAGGTTGTTCCTGCAAAATTCCAGACCGTTGGAGTTGAGCAGAAAGCAAAATCCTACATGGAAGATTATACTAATGCTACTGCCGGCACGTTGCTGAAACGCCCGTTTGCAGTTATTCGTCGCTCTGCGATATAATCATATCTTAAGATAGGAGATTTTTGATATGGCTGAAACCCAAGAAAAGAAAACCGTTTTTGTATGTTCGAAGTTAGCGGGCGACCAGGCTTATACTTTATATTTCAAGGATAAGACTGGTGGTAAACAAATACCGCGAGTTAATCGGGTGATAAATATTAAAGGTGGAGCAGGTGTTATAAATAAGCAGCTGCAAACTCCTTACGGTGTTGTAACACCAATCACTGAAGATCAGCTTGATGTCCTTCGTAAAGGATGCCCTTCATTTAATCGCCATGTTAAACGTGGTTTTCTTAAGGTTCTGGAAACAGATCCAAGTCAAAAAGAGATTAAGAAAATCGCCGACGATATGGACCGTGATAAAAGTTCACAAAAAACTCCTGATGACCTGATTAAAGATGTCGAAAAAAAACCAGGTGACATCGGATATTCAAGCGAAGGATAAATTATCATGGCAATCATAGAATTTAGCGCTGAAAAATTCCGGTTACGTTTTCCATACTTCACTGAAGAAAAGTTCCCAGATGAGGAGTTGGAAAAATATTGGGAAATGGCTATTTGCTATATTAGCGCTACTGACTATGGTTGCTTGTCGGGTGATTGTCGTGAGTTAGCTATTCAGCTCATGACTGCTCACTTGGCTATTATAGGAAAAAATGCTGAGACTGGTGACACGACTGGTTTTGTAAATTCAGCTACTATAGATAAGATAACTGTTTCGCTAACTCCACCGCCGGCTGGATCTCAATATACCTGGTGGTTGAGTTTGACAACATACGGTCAGCAGCTTTTGGCTTTGCTTAAGTCGAAGGTTGCTGGCGGTTGTTACATAGGTGGAAGTTTAGAACGCCAAGCCTTTAGAAAAGTTGGTGGAAATTTTTATGGCTAAAAAGGCATCAGTCAAAAGAGAAAATCCAGACGCCTTAAAAGCATTATCGATTTTGATTGATAAAATTAACGGTGGGAGTACTCAGGTTGGTTGGTTTCCAGGTGCTAAATATGAAGACGGTACTCAGGTTGCTTACATAGCCGCGATTCAAGAATATGGTTTTGAAAATATTCCACCTAGATCTTTTATGCGAACAACCATAGCAACGAAAAAAATGCAGTGGAGAAAAATTGTTCGCTTTGGAGCCAAGCAAATTCTAGCGGGTAAGAAAAAACCAGAAGCTGTTATGCGTGAACTTGGTTTAGCTGCAGAAGGTGATATCAAAAAGAAGATCACAGAAATAAATTCACCACCTCTAAAGGATGCGACCATTGAAGCAAGGCGAAGAAAAATGGCAGCCGGAAAAAAAGTTGGTAGTTTAGATAAACCATTAGTTGAATCTGAAGTATTACTCACTACCTTGACTCATATCGTGGAGCAAAAATAAATGAATATACCAGGCGGAAATATATTAAGCCAAGCTTTATCTGTTATCAAAAAACAGTCTTTTATATATAGGCAGTTTGATAATAGAGTGCTCAACGGTATAGGTATTTATGTTTCCTCCTATAAACCCGACGTGCCTTTGAAGGGAAGTGTTCAGCCGGTTCCACGGAGATTATATCAACTCCACGGGCTTGACTGGAAAAAAGATTATATAACAATTTTTTCGGATGAAGTCATTGAAGGTCCAGCGCGCGATTCATCAGGCGACCTAATTATTTTTGACGGTAAGATATACCAGGCACTTGAGTCAACTCACTGGAATCCAATCGATGGTTGGAATAATATTATCTTTGTCCAGATAGGTATTGAAGCATGACTGAAGCAGGGATGTGGACCGCAATAATTTCAATTTTAAAAACTGGACTAGCTGCCAATGGGTTATCTGATATTGAAGTGGCCCAAAGCTTTCAGCCTACTAAACAGGGTGGATCAAATCAGCGGGCTGTTTACCTTCATAAAATTATTGCTCCGCGAGTAGGCCATCAAGGTAGGCAGTTTAAATATATTCCTGAGAATGATAATTTTGAAGAGACAGAACGATTTTGGCAGTCGGTTCATATCCAGTTGTTAACCCAAGTCACTCAAGATATTGAAGACATAGATAGCTTGACTGATTTTGATATAGCTAGTATGTGCGCTACTATTTTACAAACCCGAAATACAAGGAGCAAATTACTTGAATCTGGAATTAGTATTGAAAACATAAAAGATTTGGTTTTCGCAAATCACCTTGATGACAAGGATGAATTTGATACTAATCCGAGCTTTGATTTTATTTTATTATTCGAACAGACGTTAGTTTCAATAGTACCAAAAGCGTTTCCAATCGAATCTGAAGTTCATCGTGTAAACTAATATTAACGTAAGGAGTAATTCAATGGCTATCGATTTAACAAAGTATGTTGACATAACAAGCGGTGTTGGAGGTGCTGACCAGGTAGCACTAAGAGAATTGATTGCGAGAATTTTCACGACTAATATTCTTGCTCCAACAAAAACATTAATTGAGTTTACTGATCTTGATTCAGTAGGTATCTATTTTGGATATACTTCTGAAGAGTACAAGCGTGCTCAGTTTTATTTTGGTTGGGTTTCCAAGATGATAACCCAGGCCAAAAAAATCAGCTTCGCGCGATTTGCCGATGCTGATACAGCTCCTTTAATTTTTGGTGCTGTGGATGATTATCTCCTTGGTGATTTCACTCCTATTACAACAGGCGCTTTTTCTTTGACGCTTGGAGCAATCACGGAAGTTATAACAGCTATTGATTTTTCAGCGGATCTAAGTTTGACGGATATGGCTACAAATCTTCAAACCGTTATTCAGGCTGCAAATATTGATCCTCTTTTTTCAGCTGCCACAGTAGAGTACGATGCTATTCGTAAAAGTTTTAATCTTGTAGCCGGCACGGTTGGAGCTGCTGTTGTTGTTGTGGCTGATGCAGGTTCAGGAGTTGAAATCGCTGGCCTGATAGGTTGGTTGAATACCGGAACAATACTTTCAGATGGTGTTGCTGAAGAATCCATTACTGAAACCTTAAGTGAATCCGCAGCTGCTAGTAATAACTTCGGTTCATTTTGTTTCATACCTGCTTTTGCTTTGGAAGATATTGTTGAAGCAGCTACCTGGGCTCAAGCTCAAAATGTTCGGTATCAATTTCACGCCGCTGTTTTAGAAGCAGACGCAGCAACGACTGAAGCTGCTGTAAAAAATATTGGCGCAACAGGAATTACTGTTAAGTCTCCAACGGTTACTGATGAGTATCCTGAAATGATTCCGATGACTATTTTAGCCGCAACTGATTACGCTCGTCGGAATACAAATCAGAATTATATGTATCAGCGGTTTATCCAAACTCCTACTATTACTGAAACCCAAAACAGTAATGCAATGGATGTTCTTCGGATTAACTACTATGGGGAAACTCAACAGGCTGGAAGGTTTATAAGTTTTTACCAGCGTGGCGTTCTTATGGGTCTTACTACTGATCCTCTTGACATGAACACTTTCGCAAATGAGCAATGGTTTAAGGATGCTGCTGGCGTAGCTCTTCTGAATATGCTTCTTGCCTTGGCTGCAATTCCGGCAAACGATTCTGGTCGTGGTTTGATTATTGGAAATCTGCAAGAGACTATTGGCCAGGCTTTATTTAACGGAACATTTTCAGTTGGTAAAACAATCACGCCAACTCAGAAAGCTTATATAAGTGAGGTGACAGGTGATCCAGATGCTTGGAGACAAATTCAAGTTACGGGTTATTGGCTGGATGCGAAAATTATACCCGACACTTTAAACCCTGGTCAGTTCAAGGCTTCTTATGTTTTGCTTTACGGTAAAGCGGATGTGATAAGAAAAGTTGATGGCGTTCATACACTAATCTAAATAGAATAATTTTTAAAAAGGAGTTTCGTTATGTCACAAGATATTACAGGTAAAGGTTTAGCGGTTACGATAATTGCGATACCATCTTTTCCGGTTGGGTTTGAGGTTAATCAATTTGCCGATGATGCAGATCCTCTTGATATGGCAGATATTCAAATTGCTGATACTGCTATGGGTTTGAACGGCGACCTGATTGTTTGGAATACTGCAAATCCCATTCCAATGATTTTAAATGTTATACCTGGAAGTGAGGACGATACCAATTTGTCTTTGCTTGCAGAGCTTAACCGTGTAGCTCGTGGGAAGATAAGCACTAAGGATAAAATCGGCGCTGTGATTTCTTATCCAGATGGAAAGCTTGTTACACTAATCGATGGCCGACTTACTAATGCGCCGGCTTCTGATTCTGTAACGAGTGCTGGCCGTAAAAAAACCAAGGCTTATACATTCGCGTTTGAAAATAAAGTGGAGGTATTGAAAGTATGATCCAGCCTTTAGATTTTACCGTTAAAACTCAAGCTGGCGATGAAAGAGTTTATGTACTTTCAAAGTTCCCTGCCGTAGCGGGCAGGGAGATTATCGCCAAATATCCAATGAGTGGTATGCCTAAGCTCGGTGATTATAACGTGAACGAAGAAACCATGTTGAAGCTTATGGCTTTTGTCTCCGCTCGTTTACCGGATGGAAATGAATTACCTCTGAGCACAAAAGTTCTAGTTGATAACCATGTTCCAGACTGGGAAACACTTGCCAGAATTGAAATAGAAATGATGGGTTACAACTGCTCTTTTTTCGCCAACGGCAAGATCTCAAGTTTCTTCGACAATTTAAAAGCGAAAGTAGATCTGTGGACTTCGTCAACGTTGACGGATTTATTGGGGCAATTATCGGAAGCGATAAAGCAAGCCTCCAAGAACTCAGAACAATCTACTCCTTAGAGGACGCTTTTTTGATTTGGGAATGTATAGCAGTTCCCAGGTTCAATGAGTATCTTGCCATCGAACATGCTAAAGGAAAGAAATAAAAAATGTCTGGAATCCTTGATAAATTTTTAATCCTGTTTGAGTCGGATGCGGCTGATGCCAAGAAAGATATTGATGGCCTGAATTCTTCGCTAGGCACAACTGAAGAGACTGCAGGAAAAACAACTAAGGCTTCTAGTGAAACAAGTAAACAATTTTTAGGTATGGGAAAAACAGCGTGGGCAGCTATCGGTGGTATTACCGCTTTGACAACTGCCTTCGCTGGTTTGTTTGTTACGATGGATAGAATGCGAGCCTTGGAGGGTTTCGCTAGTATTCTTGAAGAGGATATCCAAGAGGTTGATGCTTGGGCAGGTGCTGTATATCGGATGGGTGGATCTACTGAAACTTTTAAGAGTACCATTGGAGGGTTACAAACAAAGCTCACAGATGCTTCTATAAGAGGTTACAACGATATAATTCCATACTTCCATCAAATGGGAATTTCAATTCTTGACGCTTCTGGAAAAGTAAAATCAGCTTTTGATCTTCTGCCAGAAATCGCTGATCGTTTTGAAGGTTATGGAAAACGTAGAAGTTTTGGCCTTGGTCAAAAATTAGGTTTGGATATAGCAACTATAAAACTACTTTCAGAAGGTACTGAAGGTGTTGAGTATTATTTAAAAAGACAAAAAGAGCTTGGTCTGGTAAATCAAAAAGCCGGCGAACTAGCTTTTAAATATGGTTTGGCAATTAAAGATTTCACGCAGACTATAAAATATTCCGCGCAACAAATTTTTGTTGTTGTTGCTCCTGCAATTACATTTCTGATTAATAGGTTGACCGATATTAATTCAGTGGTAACAAAAAATAAACCAATTTTGATTGGGTTCTTTGTAGGTCTTGGATTAGTAGCTATTCCAATTCTATATAATATTGCCATCGCAGCCTGGGCAGCTGTAGCACCTATGATTGCGATGACTGCCGTTGCTTTGGCGGCTGCTACTCCGTTCATTCTATTAGGCGCTGCTGTTATAATTACAAGTATGGCAATAGCTGCTTTAGTTGAGGATATAATTGCTTTTTCAAATGGTCAGGATTCTGTGCTTGGAAGAATGGCTGAAAAATGGGGTGTGGTTTCTACTGCGATTAAATGGATTGTTAATGATGTTAAAGATCTTATCCATTTTATAAAACAATTAGTTGACGTTATAGCGTTAATTAATAATATATTACCAGAGGTAAAATTTTCTGGTCTTGAAGGTATTGATACACTGTTTAGTGATAAGGCATTAGATCTTGGTATTGGAAATACTGAAGCTAGGAAACTTTTCAATAGTGATATTAGTCTTGGAAAATTTAATATTGACCAGGCTACTAATAATCCTATAGCTTCTCAAACCTCTAATAGTATTCAGAACAGCAATAGATTTAATTCTAAAAGTACAGCTATTCAAATTGGCGATATAAATATTGAAACTCAATCAACTGATCCTGGTGCGATCGCTTCTGAAATAGCGGGTTCACTTAAAAATGAAGTTAGGTCAATGATTGATAATGCAGATGATGGTATTGACAGATGATAAATGATTCTACACCCACAAAATCAGTTGACGTTGTAGGAGTTTTTGACGTTGATTTTAATCAAGTCTTTCCAGGAGCAAGGCCATTAAAATTAGTGGTCAACGATAAGGCTACATTTTTCAAACACCCTCTAGAAGATTCTTCAATAAGGATTGACCATATGATTTTTGATCCTGTTGAAGCGGTCTTATCGCTTATGATATATGGTCATAATTATAGAAATGTTTATCAGCAAGTAAAACAAAAATACAGGAACCAAACCCAACTCATCGTTTTAACTAAAGTTGATACCTATCAGAATATGTATATCCAAGCAATGCCACATGATGAATCTCCTGAAAATTTTGACTCTGTAATCATGGCCCTTAAATTATACGAAACAAAATTTGGAGTAACCGCTATTTCATTTGCTTCAGCTGATCCATCTGATAGCGATACTAAAAATAGAGGTCAGCAAGATCCAAAGGAGCCAACTGAAAATCAGGTTGGAACTTTACTAAGACTAACAAATTGGATTGGGGGTTTATTCAAATGAGTTCAGTGATTCCAATAGAAAATATCCCAAACCAATCTTTATCAATAACACTTGATAATATTAGATACGATCTTCGTTTTAGAAACGTCGGCGTTATGATGATTCTTGACTTAACAATAAATGATGAGCCAATAATAACTGGAATCCGAGTGGTTGGAGGTTTACCAATTATATCTGAAAAATATCTTAAGTGTTGCGGAGGTAATTTTATTTTCTTAACTGAACTTGGTGACATAGTATCTTGGGATAAGTTTGGAATTACACAAACACTTATATATCTTACAGTTGACGAATTGGAGTTGCTCAGTGTCCTTTGATCCTAGGATTTTAAAAGTTGGAATTACTATTAACGGTGAGCTAAGAGTTTATGAAGGTTTAGCAATTACCGCTAAAGGATCTAAGTTTGCGAGCGCGACTCAAAATGAAACTGTTGTGAGAATAGCAAACCTTAATAGAGATACAAGAAATTTTTTGTCGACAGAGGGTTCTCCATATAATAGAATCCAGCAACGTATAAGGCAGAAGATTTTTATTGAAGCTGGTCGTAAGTCTTACGGATCTACCAGGCTTTACGTTGGTGATATTATGTTAGTGGAATTATCTCAACCGCCGGATATCTGGACAACTATCAGGGCTATAACTTCTCAGTTTAAAAAAGGAAATACGATTCAAACTAATGAGGGTGCGCTTTCAAGTTTTAAAACCATAGCTCAAAAAGCTGCTACAACTCTTGGTCTGGATTTTCAATTTGAAGCAACCGATAAACAAATTGCCAATTATGGATATGCTGGTTCAGCTACAAAACAGATTGATAAAATAGCACAACTTGCAGACGCTGATGTTTATATCGATGATGAAACTCTAGTTGTAAAAGATAAAGGTGTTCCATTATCTGGAGCCATTCGTTTAATTAGTCAGCCCACTGGAATGATTGGTAAGCCTTCATTTACAGACTTTGGAATTAAGGTAAAATATTTTTTTGATATCCATTCCAAAGTTGGTCAACAGATTAAAACTATTAGTAAATTTAATCCGGCTACTGATGGACAGTATCATATTTTCAAACTTAACTTTGATTTATCAAATAGAGACAAGCCGTTTTATTATGAAGCAGAGTGTCTTAGGAATAAGGGTATAATATGAGTGGTGAAGAAAATAATTCAGCACCTTCAAAAACTCCAGCGAACTCCCTTGGAGATTTACCATCAGGTATTCAGGAGGTTTTAAAAAAATTCCTGCAATCTGGTATTGATGATATGTTGCCTTGTAAAATAATCGCTTATAACAGGGTGTCAAATCGTGCTACTGTTCAGCCAATGATAAAATTAGTATCAACGGATAACAAAGCATTTTCGAGAAATCAATTAGCGAGTGTTCCTGTTTTTAATATTGGAGGTGGTAATTTCATTTTATCTTTTCCACTTAACCCTGGTGACTTGGGATGGATAAAAGCAACAGATAGAGACATTTCAAATTTTCTAGGATCTTATAATGAGACGTCACCCGATACCAGGCGGATGCATGATTTTGATAACGGCGTTTTTATTCCTGATGCTATGAGGGGTTGGGTTATCTCTGGAGAAGATACAGCTAATGTTGTTTTACAAAATCTTGATGGAACTGTTAAAGTCAGTCTTGGAAGTAATAATATAAAAATCCAAGCGCCTGATAATGTTCATATAAAAACGGATAATTTTATCCGGCCAAACGCGCCGATCCTTTGGGTGACTGCATCAACGTCAGTTATATTATCAGCACCAGTAGTAGAACATAACGGAGTTAATATTGGAGAAACACATACGCACCAATATTTTAATGGAACTATTTTTACCCAAACAGGAGTTCCACAATGAGCAGAGTATTTACAGAAGATGAAAATAACGATATTTTTCTCGGGCCAGATAACAAGCTTGCTATCAGTGAGGATCTTCAAGCTGTTCTTCAGGCTTGCCAGGCAGCCGTGGAAATTCAAAAAGGCGAAGCTATTTATGCTCAAGAAAATGGTATGCCTAACAGAGATATTATTTGGGATGGCACACCTAACCTACAAAAATTTGAATTCTTTTCCAGGAAACAAATTTTAAATGTTTCGGGCGTTGAAGAGGTTGTTGAGTTTGAGTCTGCCCAGGTTGGTGACGTGATAGAATATCAAGCTTTGATAAAAACAATTTATGGAACGGGTGAGATTAATGGCGGGATATGATTTTGTTAAGCCAAATGGAATAATCGTTGCTGATACCTCTACAACTAAAGCAGAAGTTGAAGCAGAGCAAAGAGAAATTTTTGGAGAAGATGTTGACTTATCTGATGAGTCTCCAAATGGTGTTTTAGTAAATGCGGAAGTGATTACAAGAAATGGTGTTGCTGAAAATAATGCCAATCTTGCAAATCAAATAAATCCAAAATTATCCGGTGGTTTTTATCTTGATTCTATTTGGGGTTTGTCAAAGGCTTTAACAGGTGGAAGAAAAGTTGAAACGTTTTCCACTTTTAATACCTCTCCCGATGTCGCGGGTGTTCCATTCACCTTAATTCCATTAGGCTCCAAAGCCTTAACGGTAAGCGGTGATGAATTTAAAACGATAGCTGATGTAACTCTTGATGGATCTGGAAATGGTGTTGTCGATTTTAAGGCTGTTGTGGGTGGTCCTATACCTGCAGGTATAGGCGATCTTAGTTCACTTGCTCCAGGCGCGCCCGTAGGATGGGAGACGGTTAATAATACGGTCGCCGCTACTCTTGGCCAAGTCGCCGAAGCTGATGAGGTTAGTAAACAAAGACGCCTAAACACTTTAGGGCTTCAAGGTATCTCTGTTAACATCGCGGTCAAGTCAGCAATTTTAAATCTTGATAATGTTAAGAGCTTATCGTACAGAGAAAATTTTACTGGTTCGGATGATACTATTGATGGTATATTCTTATTGAAAAATTCTGTTTGGGCTTGTGTTGATGGAGGTTCATCTTCTGAAATTGCCCAGGCACTTCTTGATAATAAAACTTGCGGAGGAAATTGGAATGGAGCGATTACAGAAAATGTAATTGATGAAACCACAGGTCAATCCTACCCTGTTAAATTAGATCGGCCAGATGAAATTCCTATTTGGATTCGTGTTACGTTAGCTGAATCAACGGTTACTGATCCAGAAGATACAGCCGTTAATTCTATCCTGAAATATAAAGATGGTTTGATGGATGGTGAAGAGGGTTTTGTTAATGGTTCTGATGTGTCTCCTTATGAAATTGCATCGGCTGTAAATATTGATACTCCAAAACTTTTTGTAAAGCTCATAGAATTATCACTCGATGGTATAACGTATGGTGTTGCTGAAATAGAAATAGCTTTGGATGAAGTTGCAAGAACTGACGACACAAAAATCTCGGTGATAATAATATGAAAATATATCCTCTGAATTTTGATCATCTTAAAATCGATGTTTCCAAGGCTCTTCTTTGGAGACATGAAAATGCTAAGAATTTAAAAGCTCTGATTACTAAAAGAAATGAAGCTCTTAAAATTTTGAACATTGATTTTTGGAGTGACTGGTTTGAAAATGTTTTCAATCTTGATACCGCAAATGATTTTGGATTATTAGTGTGGGCGATTATTTTAGATGTTCCATTGACAATTGATAATAATTCTGCACCTACTCCAAATAACAATTGGGGTTTTGGAACCTTTAGGAAAAATTTTGAAAACGGAAACTTCACACCGCTAAATGATATGATTTCATTGAACTCTGAAGATGCTCGCAAGATCCTCAAGTTGAAATATTATCAAATGATAACCAGGGCAACGGTTCCAGAATGTAATAAAATTTTGAACTATGTTTTTCCAGACTTAACTCCATATGTAGTTGACAATCTTGATATGACTATGGACTATATTTTTAATGGTTCACCATCCAGTTCTATGAAAGCGGCTTTTACAAGGCTTGATATTTTACCAAGGCCATCAGCTGTAGAATTAACAAGCATCACATATTTATAAAGGAGGTTCATTATGACTACAATTTATGTAAAAGTACCATTTGCAGAATCAGGAGATGTATTATTAATACCTGAACTAACTCAGCCGGATGGAAGTGTTAGTTTTGAACAAGGTTATGGAAACCATTATACCTTAGAAC